TTAACTAAATCAGCAACTCTTAAAGCTATACTTTTAGCTGTGTTTTGGGTTATAGACAATAAAGCTTGGTTTATCCATCTTGTAGCGTTATTAGAAGCTAACAAAGCCATTTTTTGAACACCTACTAATGAATTTTTATCTGGTTGTTCTGCAGCTCTAATTTCATTAATACCAGTTACATCTCTAATCATTTGTAAATTATATTGATATATCTGTATTAATTCTTGTAAAGCTCCTCCAATACCACCACCCAACTCTTGTATAGGTAATGAACCACTTGCGCTTCCATCATCTTGTTGTTGTCTATAGTAAAGATTTCCTGTTTGTTGATATATATCTTGAACTTCAATAGGAGTAAATGTTCCTCCATCTCCTTTACCTACATTTTCTATAGCTCCTAATTCAATAGCAGAACCTTTAGGTTTAGCTTTAGACATTAGGTGTTGTATTTTTAAATGACACAATTGTATTTGGTCAGCAAAAGGAATCATTCTTTCAACAAGTCCTTTATTGTTCATATTTAATATATTAGGAGCGTAAATAGAATAAGGTAAAATTACATTTGATAAATTACTTTTTGGTCTTAAAATATTTTTTGCCAAACCATAATCAAAAATATAATCTGTTCCTATAATATATTTTCCTCTATATATGTTTTCTATATTTGTTTTTAATTGTTTTCTTTCGTGCTTAGAATTTTTCGGAGCTTTATATTTTTCATTTTTTTTGTGTATTGAATAACCTCCAAACTTATTATTCTTTTTTTCGTAATTTAAAGAATCTATTGTTTTAAAAACCCCATCTAACACAGCTATTTTATATGTATCATATTCATGTAACTCATACTCATTATAATAATAAGAACTTTTACCTAACATTTTAGGATTACCATATTTACCAGCATTGTTTCTAGCAATATCCATATACTCTTCATCAGTAAATTCATCCTGAGCAACTCTTCTTAATTGACCTATAGTCATATAAGTTACTTCTCCAGCGTATTCAATATTTTTAAAATCTGGTCTTGAAGAATGTGAAGTTATTAAATTAGCAGGGTCTACATATCTTATTGATATTTTACCATTTTCTACATCAGTTTTAGTAGCTCCTATATTTAAAACAACTAAATCTCTAGCAACTCTTTTTTTAATTTCTTCAAAATCATTTAAATAAAAAGTTAACTCTATACCTTCTTCCATAGCTATTTCTGTAGCCTGTTTATAGTTTAAAGTCATTTGTAAATCTAACTCTTCAATAGAACCTGGTAATTCTGCATCTCCTTTATCAAAAGGAATACCTGTTAATCCAGACATTTCCGCATGAAATTGTTTTAATTCCATACGAGTTAATTTTTTTAATCTGTCTTCAGCCCTTAAATCTTTTGAAAATTTATCTATAGCTGTACATTTTATTTTATATTCTTGGTTAGTTAAACCACCAACTATAATATCAACAAACTTTGATATTACTGGTACTACCTCCCAATTTAAATTTAAATAAGAACTATCACCATTAGCCCCTAATAAATCTTTATATGACTCAACAGATTGCATTCCTTCAGCATACTCTCTATATCTTGTATATCTCTCATTACGAGACACATAGGAACCACTTCCTATTTCTTCATTAGCCCATTCATCATACATTTTTTTAAAGTATTGAAGCCCATAACTTTTTTCTAATTTCTCTTCTCGTGAAACGAAAGGGTCTGGGAAACCGTTGTACTCTCTATTTGTCATTATATTATTCTTTTAGATATTTTTCCATTATTGTTATATTTATGTACAAAAGGTTGTGTTGACTTTATTTCAACCTTTGGTTTTATATATTTTTGTGACGCAAGTAAAGTAAAACCACTAGCCATACTAGCGTCATATTTTGTTCTATTGTTTACATCAAACTCTAACCAGTCTTTTAATAAGTTATAAAAAAACACTCTTCCTATAGCCCCTTCACTATTAACACCCACATAATCATACACATAGGCTTGTATTGAATCTACTATTGCATTAGCGACCGCTACACCAGTAGCTGGTATTCCAACTTCAGTTTGTCTTTTACTAAACTTAGTATGTGTTGACTCTGGTCTTGCCATTAAATATTTTTCATAACCTCTTCTTTTAAAATATTGTATTAATCCTATTTTATTATTTTCCACTAATATAGGACATCCATAAAACACACATTGCATTAACATATCCTCAAAAAATATTTCCGCTTTCGGAGGTCTATGTATATACTCACAAACAAACATATGTGAACTATCTTGTTCGTGAGCGTTAAATTTTCTAAAAACATAACTAGCCGCATCAGACCTTCTTCCATCTGTAGTAACATCATGGTCAAAAGGGTCACAACCAGAAACATATTCTAATTCATTACCAGGATATTTGTTTCCAAACTTAATAGTTTGATTATTATTTTTTTCTGAGTCTGGTAAAAACACAACAGACCACTTTCCTTTTTTGTCTGGTCTCCAAACAACTTTACTATCTTTAACAGCCCCACTCCAAATAAAATTACCTTTTGTAACCATCTTATTTCCAGAGCCTTCTATAAAATCTATTTGTTGATATATTTTTTCTGAATCAAACAAACATTCATCTGTACTAACACGAAAAGCTTCTTCTGGAGTCCATGGAAATTGTCTTTTATGTTCCGCTAATTTATTAGTATCATTTTTAAATCCGTTTCTTATTTTTTGTAAATAATCTTTACTACCTATTTTTATTTCATCACCATATTTATCATATGTTTTTTTCTTTGGATTTTCAATAACACTGTACCCATACTCATCTATAAATCCTTCAAATCCATCATACGCGGGAGTAAAGTATCTATATAAACCAGATTTAGTTCTATGTGTTCCTATAACTTTATCTTCTTGGTCAGAATCATCCCATATATCTTTGAAAGCTTTACCCCCTTCTTCCATTTCATTTACTGTTGATGGTAAAAAAGCTTTTCCAATAATTCTTCTACCTTGTGATAATGCTGGTTTTACTATTTGCCAGTTTTTTGAAACATCAGCTTCTAACCATTTACCACCCTCATCAGAAATAAAAGTTTTTAATTTTTCACCATCATACGAATTATTTTTAGTATTTCTCCAATCTATTTGACTATCTAAAGCTTCTGAGGCTTTAACCTTTTTATTATTTTTTGTAATTCTTTCCCCAGGTTTTTTAAAAGACAAAACAGTTTTAGGAGAGTCAGTACCTTCAATAATTGGTTGAAAAAAGTACGGTAACTTTCTAAAAATGTAAACAACCTTGTCAAAGAGCTTTTTAGCGTCACTTCCTGTTTTACTTAATATACCTCCATTAGAATTATACGAAAGTGATATATCATGTAAAACTATAGCCGCGGCTTTCCAAGACGCACCCTGTCTTCTATGTTTTGGCATTATTAAACCAAAACTATGATTATCTTTTCTAACCGCGTTCCATACAAGAAAAAACCTTCTATCTCTATCCCAATAATCTGGATAACCAATATCAATTTTACACCAGTTTAAATAATAATAATGAGCCCCTGTTATATATGTTGGAGTTCCATTATTCATAAACCAAACACCATTTAACCTTCTTTCAAATTCTTGTTCAATAAATTTATTTTTATTTACCTCACTTAAAGAATCCCAGTTATTTGGCATTGAAGTTCTTTCCCATTTTTGATTTTTTTTACTTTTATTAAAACCAATTATTAAACTTTTTTTTGGTTTTTTTGGGATGTCTACTTCTATTCCTTGTATTATTTCTTTACTCATCTTTAATTCAATTATACAAATATAGTAAATAATTAGGAATATTCCCAGAATATAATTATATTTGTATCACAATCAATCTTTTTAATAATAAAAAATAAAAAAAAATGGCAAACTTAATTAGCGTTAATGTGTTAAAGTACGGACATGAAGAGTTCGGAACTACACTTGCTGACGCAAAAAACATGATACTTAGTACAGAGCATATTATATATGGTACTAATGTAGAAACAGACACTGGTGTAGATGTAACTACAGCTACTGCTGCTACTGACGCTGTAGCTACTGGTGCTGACCACGGAATTACTAATGGAGAGTATGTAAGAATTGGTAGTGTTGGAGATTCAGTAGGAACTTTTGATATAGCTTCTTCCGACTATGTTCCAGGAACTATATATAAAGTAAAAGCAACAGGTTCTACTGGATTATTTTTACATGGTACAGAAGCTCACTACGATGCTAATACTAAACAAGACATAACTACTGATGGTTCTAGTTTAGGTTTAGACTTAATTAGAGTTCAAGGAGAAATTTTATATGCTGATACAGCTGGACAAAATGGAGGAAGACCAATTAAAATTAGAACAGTTGAACCATGTGTACATGTTGTTAATGGTTTTGGTGTTTCTTCAAAGTCGTCTCAACTTGTTAGTTTAGACTGTGAAGTAAAAAATGGAGTTTCTTTTGCAAAACCTGCTGAACAAGTTAGAAGTGAAGACTTAATGATAAACACAAAAAGAGCTATATTAGCTTATGAAGACGCTTCTGAGTCTGATGATTTTATTATCTGGTACGACACATCTAATTTAAACAGAGCTGGTTTAGACTCACCTTTTGTTGACAACTTAACTGTTGACTTTAATTTTGGTGGAGCTAACGAAATTTTTGTAGACCACCTTGGTTCTATAACAGACTTAACTGATTTAGGAACTATAAAAGTTAATGGTAGAACTATTAGTTTTCCAGACCAAAGTGCTTCTGGATTAGTTAGATTAAGTAACATAGCTAGTGCTTATGAAAACGCTAACACTAGAGCTGTTCTTAAATTTAATGGTCAAGGTAAACCAGGATGGACTGAAGTGGTTCTTGTAGACACTATAGCTCAAACTGTAGCTAAGACAGATTCTACAAATGTAATAGCATAAAAGATATTACATATATAGAAAAAGGGACTTTATGTCCCTTTTTTTATTTTTTTTCGTTTCTTAAGTCTATTAGGTCTTGACACTTCTCGTATTCTTCTAGGTATATAAAGTGGTCTAGAAGTGTGTCAATTATTTCGTCTTCATTAATATTGGGGTCGTATGGGTCAAATATTAAACCAAAACCTTCTTCATGTTCTAAATTTGTCAAATCATCAAAAGACATTTGATTTGTTATTAGTAAATATGAATACAACATAATTTTA